TCGCTAGTTGTCTAGACAACGCTCTCCCTATCGACCAAGTCAAAGGTAAACACATGATTTTTGGTGGTGCTTTTGCAGCGTTGTTCCCGAATGACATCAAGGCACCAGTGTTCACCAAGAAGCAGATCGAAGCTAGGCACCCAGAGAAGATACCACCCGATCTCAAGGGTAACCTGCATGCGGAGAACGTGCGGCTTTCCAAGGCCACCTTTAATGTGGCTGGACCTGGACACCCTAGTCATCCCTATGCCAGAAAGATGACGGCAGTTGCCGCCACTTTCGGTGACTACTGGAAGCAACAACTGGCAGGTGTGACTTACCGATCATTGACCAAGGAGGAAGGCATATGGGGGAACGGCCGTGGGATTGACGCCATGGACCGCAACACCGCAACAGGAGCAGCTTTCCAGTTGCTCTTCCCCGGCCTCGACAAGAAAGAGAAGTTGTTCGGGGAACGCGGCCTGTTTCTGGGCGAGGCAGGCCAGTACGTTTCCACGATGATAGACCTCCAGTGGGAGTACTGGAAGCAAGGGAAGGAAATCCTGATTCCAACTGCCTACACGTTGAAGAACGAGCTCCTACCCGAAGCTAAGGTGTGGAAGAAACGCGTGGTCAACGTCTGTGACCCCATCACAGTGGTCAATCTGCGCCGCCTGTTTTTCCCTTTTCAAAAGGCTTTTCAGACGTTGGGTTCCAAGTCCCCAATTCAAGTGGAGATGAACCCACATGTTGCATATGACGGGTTGGCCAAGAAGTTATCCCAGTATGAAAAGTTGTATGATGCGGATTTCTCTGCATATGACCTTACGCTACCAGCTACCGTTCCCCAGTCAGCAGGCATTGCTCTTGGGCACATCGCCGGAGCTGGCACCACGCTCAGAACCATGATCAACACGGCCATCAATACCATCAACTCTGCACCTAGCCTAGCTGGAACCACTCTCTTCAGCAGAGATGCAGGCATGCCGTCCGGTGTCCCTTGCACCTCGTTCCTTGATGGACTTTGTGCCGCACTGATTGTCTATTTTTCGTTCCAGGACATTTGGGACTGGAACGTGTCACCCGAGGACTATTACGCAGTTGCGTGGTCCTACTCTTGTGGTGATG